AGCCCAAGTGGGATCTAGTTTTACCTATGCTCTAAATGCGTTTGGTATGTCCACCGATAGTGGAGGTGTATACTTGCCACCAGACACCAATTCGAATACCATCGTGTCTGGATACACCATAGTCAGTAGCGCCGGAGTAACAGTGACAGTTACAGGAGCGAGTTTTCAGCCATCGCCAAACCGTATTACGATCACTACTAATCCATATGTAACAATGGTGTATCCTGTCACAGTATACTCAGCTGATTATGTTGCGGCGCTACCAAGCTCAAATTTGATAGTGGACACTGCCACAATCTCAGGCAACGTTACTGTTGGTAATATTAAATCTGCACAATACAATTTTGCCAATGGTGTAAGTATTTTGGCTGGTATAACTGGAACATATAGCAACGCCAATGTGGCCAGTTACTTGCCAACGTATTCCGGCGCCATCTCAGCCAACATTGCTAAGAATGGATACACCTGGCGGTTTGGCACAAATGGCACAACACAATTCCCAGGCTCACAAATCCTGGCACCAGCTGGTGAGAGTATCACTATGCAGAGTGATCAATATTCACAATTGATGTGGGAAAACGCTAATGTAACCGTGGCCCCAAATATGGCTATTAACTCAAACTTCTATGTAGCACAAAATAGTGCTACCTTGGACATTGGCTATCGCGACGGTAGTAGTACCCAACTAATCAAATCTTGGCTCTGGAGTGTAGATGGCATCATGACATTACCAACTGCTGGTCGAATAAATTTTGATAATCTTTCTATCAGCAGTGATGCCAATGTTTCAGCATTTTATGCTCCGGCTGGAAATGTTCAACTTGCTGCCGGCATTGGTGATGCACAAATAGTTGCAAGTTCCCTAAGTGATTCTAAAATCTGGAACTTTGGCGCAAATGCCAATCTGACACTACCCGAAACAGGATACCTGAAGGTGGGCTCGGGCATTGTACCTGCATTTATATCAAGTCCTGCTCCGATCATTACTGGATTCAGTAACATCAGTGCTCAGAATTTTACTTTCCTGGCCAATGGTGTAAACATCTTGTCCGCTGTTGGTGCATACCAAACTTTTGCTAATGCAAATGCTGCCACACAAGCAACCAGTATCAATACCGTTAATGCTAATTTGGGTGCATTCCAAACTTATGCCAATACTACGTTTGGAACAAGTAGTTATAGTAATGTTGCTGCCAATGCATTATTATCTAGCAACACAGTTAGTACCATTAGTACAACTGGTAACATAACAACCATAGCCAATGTCGTTGCTCCAACTTATTTGTTTGCCAATGGTGTAAACATTTTATCCACAGTGGGTGCTGGCACATACAGCAATGTAAATGTCGAAGCATACATTGGTGGTAATATTGGTGCATATCAGACGTATGCAAACGCAAATGCAGCTACACAAGCAACCAGTATCAATACCGTTAATGCCAACATTGGTGCATATCAAACTTATGCCAATGCCAATGTTGTAGCAATACAAGCCAATTTAGGTGCATATCAAACTTATGCCAATGCCAATGTTGTAGCAATACAAGCCAATTTAGGTGCATATCAAACTTATGCCAATGCAACATTTACATATGGTAACACACAAGCCAATGCCTTGTTGTCCAGCAACACAGTCAGTACCGTAAGCACAACTGGTAATATCACAACCATAGCCAACCTAGTGTCAATTAGCAACGTATATGGTTCAACTTTTATTGGTACAGCAAATACAGCAAGCCTTAGTTCAACAACTGGGGCAATGGTAGTCACTGGTGGCGCGGGCATTGGTGGTCAACTATGGATTGGTGGCACAGCTGGTAGGAGTATCACTGCCACGGGTACTATTGCAATCACCGGTACCAATGCAAATTTACAGTTGTCCAATGGTGCCACTATTAAAGATACCACTGGTGATGCAGTGGCATTTGGTGAACTTGCTGGTAATAGCTCACAAGGTCTACAGGCAGTAGCCATTGGCCTACAATCTGGTTTTAGTACACAAGGCAATAATTCAGTCGCAATTGGAGCTGCTGCTGGCGTTACTAACCTAGGCAACTTTGCCATAGCAATTGGCTACGCTTCTGGGTACGCCAATCAGGGCAACAACTCAATCATACTGAATGCCAGCGGTAGTCAATTATCGCAAACCACAGCCAACACATTCACTGTGGCACCAATTAGAAATCAAGTGACCACTGTGAACCAGGTCTTAGTCTACAACCCCTCATCATCTGAAGTCACTTATGGTAATACCATTAATTTAGCAGGCAACATTAGTACAACTGCTAACGTTATTTCTACAGTTGGAAACTTATACGGCAACGTAGTTGGCACCACCGGTGTATACTCGGGCAATGTCAACATCAATGGCGTTACAACATTAGCAGGTAACCTAGGCGTCAATGGCAGTCAAGTGACTGTATTTGACAGCATATTGGGTTTACATACTTACGCCAATTTGACTCCCTGGGCTGCAGACGATGGTCAGGACATTGGCATTCGTATGCACTACTACAATGCCGCAGACAAACATGCATTTTTAGGATTAGAAAACACATCCAAAACTCTGCAATTCATAATTGATGCCACAGAGACCAGCAGTAATACAACAGGTACTTTTGGTAATGTGCGATTTGGTAGTTTATTTTTAAGTAACACCACTGCCGCAACCAGTACAAGCACAGGTGCATTGCAAGTGTTGGGCGGTGGAGGCTTTGCTGGTAATGTGTTTGCCAACAACATCGTAGCCAATGTTACCCCAGCTGTAACATCAACTCCGGTAACAGGTGTTGGTTACATAGGTATGCCACAAAATGCCACAGGATCAGCCACGTTGACAATAGCCGATGCTGGCAAGCACATTTATGTAACATCAACAGGACAAACTATAACTATTCCTGCTAACGGTAGCGTGGCGTATCCCGTTGGTACAACTATTGCATTCATTGGTGGGCCAAGTGCTACCACAACAACTATTGCTATCACAACAGATACCATGTACTTGGCAGGCACAGGCACAACAGGATCAAGAACATTGGCTGCATATGGCATGGCCACAGCAGTCAAGGTAGCAGCCACAACATGGTTTATTAACGGAACAGGATTAACCTAATGACCGGTATTGCAATGCTTAATGCCAGTTTTGCTTCTGCTCCACCAGCTGCGTTAGTTCTCAACCTTGATGCGGCGATAGGAGCATTACCAGGATCGGCACTATCAACCAGTGCTAGTTTCAATGGTACAAGTCAGTACCTAACATTACCGGCCAGCACAAATTGGGCTCTTGACACTGGTGATTTTACCATTGAGTGGTTTCAATATATGTCTAGTACACCAAATGCTAACGAAAGAGTATTTTCTGTAGGAAGTTATCCAAGTGCATCAATTGCAGTTAGCATTGAAGGGGGAACATTTTACCTATGGGAAGCAAGCGGATTTAGATTTAGTCAGTCAATAATTGACTATCAAGAGATATGGGTGCATTTTGCTATATCAAGAGTTAGTGGTCAAACCAGTGTATATCAAAACGGAACGCGGCTAGGATCAGCTTATGCTGATACCAACAATATTAACAATTCTAGTAGTGTGTTGGCCATTGGACAGGAAAGTACTGCCACTAGTGGTTCATATTATACAGGATATCTAAGCAATTTCCGTATAATTAAAGGCACAGGATTATATTCGGGAGCATCGTTGACTGTGCCAACCACAGCATTGCTTCCAGTATCTGGTACAGTAGTGTTACTGCCATTGACAGCCTCACCATTCATGGACATGTCCACTAATAACGCTACTGTTACTAATGTTGGTACAGTTACAACATTTACATTAAATCCACCACTAAGTTCTCCTAACACAGACCTATTGAACACCTCTGTGACCAAAAGAAACACCAGCAGCACCATGGCCTGGGACACTACCACAGGAGGTATATTCCGTAAGACTACAACCGGTACTGCTGACTTCTTGACCTTTGGACCAGATTATTCAGCAACTTCTAAAGCCTATACTGTGATGATGGTTTATCGCACTGGTTCAACTGCTGGTAGATTGTTAAACGCCAATACTGCAAGTCCAGATTGGTTAATGGGCATATGGGGTAGCCCCAGTCATGTACAGAATATTTTCTTCAATGGCAATTTTGTTGGCGCAAGTAACACCGCCGCAACCGGGGCATGGACTTTTCAATGGGTCACTTACAACGGTCAACCAGCGGCCGCTGTGTCAAACAGTTATGTGGCCACAAGCAGTCAACCAACAACTACATTTGGCACTGGGTCAACCAGTGGTGGATTTAATCAGCTGAGATTGTTTGGCAGATTTGTCGATTCCACAACCATTTCAGAGGTAGGTGTTTATGATACAGCATTGGTCAAAGTTTGGGATGGTGTGCTGACACTGGCACAGATACAGGCTCAGTATGCGGCTTACAAATCAAGATTTGGATACTAACATTTACAAGTTCAATGTAAAGCAATAAGTATAGTATGACTATACTATACACTTTACTCCTTACGCACATCACTATTGTGTGTGTCACATTATATCTACATCGCAGCCAAGCACATCGTGCAGTGACATTCCATCCTGTGATAGCCCATTTTATGCGAGCCTGGCTATGGTTAACCACAGGCATGGTTACTCAACAATGGGTAGCCGTACATCGTAAACATCACAGATTCAGTGATGCGGAAGGTGATCCACACAGCCCACATGTGTTTGGACTTAAACAAGTATTGGTTAAAGGAGCAGTATTATATCATGCTGCAAGCAAAGACAAAGACATGATTGAACAGTACGGTGCAGGTACACCCGACGATTGGATGGAAAAAAATATTTATTCCAAGCATAGTCGGTTAGGTATTATGATAATGTTATTAATAAATATTTTACTGTTTGGAGTGCCGGGCATTGTCGTTTGGGCAATACAGATGTTATGGATTCCTTTCTGGGCTGCAGGTGTAGTTAATGGTATAGGACACTGGTGGGGATATAGAAATGGAACGACACGAGATCAATCTAGAAATATTAGCCCTTGGGGTATTATTATTGGCGGTGAAGAGCTTCACAATAATCACCATCTGGACCCTGCTAGTCCCCGTCTTTCGTTAAAGGCATACGAATTTGATATTGGTTGGATGTATATTCGACTTTTTCAATCATTGGGTTTGGCAACCGTCAAAAAATAGTATATAATACTAGCATGTTAGATTCTATCCAGCAAACAGTTTTGCAACTACTGCCTGCCCGTAAAAAAACGGGTCAGAATGGATGGACCAGTTTTAACGCACCTTGTTGCGTACATAATGGAGAAAGTGCCGACACAAGAGGACGAGGCGGAATAAAAACAAATGCAGGACAAATTTCCTTTCATTGCTTTAATTGCGGTTATACTAGTAGCTTTATTCCGGGGCGGCATCTAACATTTAAATTTCGTAAACTGTTGCAATGGTTAGGTGCAGATGACTTGACTGTACGTCGACTGGTCATTGATGCAGTACGTTTAAAAGATCTTGTTGCACCTGAAGAGATCGCCGAACCCGAACAAGAGATAAAGTACGAAGCAAGAACACTACCAGCAGAAGCAAGAAACATTGTTGACCTGGCATCTTTTTATGCCACTGGTGATTACAACAACGTACCTGCTGCACTACTAGCCGGCATAGAATATGTGCACCGTAGGCATATAGATATAGAAAAATATAAATTCTACTGGACGCCAGAAGAAGCATATAATCTACATCGTAGGATTGTGGTTCCTTTCTATTACCAAAGTGAGATTGTTGGCTATACTGCAAGAGCCATGGTGGATGGTATAAAGCCCAAGTATTACAGTAGTCATCCCGCAGACTTTGTGTTTAACTTAGACACGCAACAAAAAAATTGGAAGTTTGTTATTGTGTGCGAAGGGCCCTTTGATGCCATGAGTGTAGATGGTGTTGCATTAAGCGGCAGTGAAGCGTCAGATCAGCAAGCAGAACTAATTGACAGACTACAGCGTGAAGTCATTGTTGTACCCGACGGTGATAGGGCAGGACGTAAACTTGTTGATCGTGCAATTGAACTGGGTTGGACAGTGAGTTTTCCGGTGTGGTTGGAGACCTGTAAAGACATCAACGAAGCAGTCTTAAAGTATGGTAAGTTATTTGTGATTAAAGCAATACTAGATGCAAAAGAGACTAGTAAATTAAAAATTGAGTTAAAGAAAAAGAGATTATATAGCTAATATGACTAAAGACTACAACGCCGACATACAAAAACTATTTCTAGAAATGATGCTGCAAGATGCAGAAACCTACGTGCGTGTGCAGAACATTTACAATCCCGAAAACTTTGATCGTAGCTTACGTACTACAGCAGAGTTTATTAAAAAGCACAGCGATGATCACAAAACTTTGCCCACTAGAGATCAAATCAAGGCCACAACAGGCGTAGAACTACGCCCAGTGCCTGACATGATCGAAGGACACTATAATTGGTTCTTGGAAGAGTTCGAAGGCTTTAGTCGTCGCAATGAACTAGAACGTGCTATCCTTAAAGCAGCAGACTTGCTAGAAAAAGGTGAGTATGATCCTGTAGAAAAACTGATCAAGGATGCTGTACAAATTAGTTTAACCAAAGACATGGGCACAGACTATTTTGAAGATCCTCGTGCTCGACTAATGGCAATCAAGAGCAACAACGGGCAAGTAAGTACAGGTTGGCCTACCATGGATGCTAGACTATTTGGTGGCATGAATAGGGGAGAACTAAACATCTTTGCCGGTGGATCAGGATCTGGTAAAAGTTTGTTTATGCAGAACATTGCTATTAACTGGATGACTTCTGGACTCAATGGGGTGTTCCTGACACTGGAACTTAGTGAAGGTCTTACTGCCATGCGTATGGATGCCATGGTAGCAAACTGTAGCACCAAGGAAATCTTTCGAGACCTAGACACATTGGAAATGAAGATTCGCATGGTAGGCAAGAAGTCCGGTAAACTACGTATCAAGTACATGCCAGCACAGAGCAATGTTAACCAAATACGTGCATACTTAAAAGAATTAGAAATACAAACAGGTATGAAGGCAGATTTTATCATGGTTGACTATTTGGACTTGGTTATGCCGGTTAGTGCTAAAGTTAGTCCCAGTGACTTGTTTGTCAAAGACAAATACGTATCAGAGGAACTACGTAATCTGGCTAAAGAATTTAATATATTAATGATTACAGCAAGTCAGTTAAATCGTAGTGCAGTAGAAGAGATTGAGTTTGATCATAGTCATATTAGTGGTGGTATAAGTAAAATTAACACAGCAGATAATGTGTTTGGTATTTTTACCAGTAGGCAAATGAAAGAGCGTGGTCGCTATCAAATCCAACTTATGAAAACACGTAGTAGCAGTGGTGTGGGTACCAAAGTAGATCTTGAATTTAATATTGAAAGTTTACGCATTACAGATCCCGGCGAAGATGCACAATCAGAAAACGGCGGCCATGGACACCAGACTGGTCGAGGTATAATGGATCAAATCAAGAGTACCAGCACCGTCGCTCCACTGATGGCCGCTAAACCTCGAGAAGGTTTCGATATTGAGAGTAAAGTACAAGGTTCGGTGGATAGTACTAAACTGAAACAAATGCTAGCCGGATTAAAAAGTAAAACAGAATGAATAGCGAAACTATAGAATTTGAATTACATTTATCGTCGGAATCTTGGAATAAACCACCACAGGCAAAAATTTCCGTTGATGACAAGGAATATTTTAACGATGTTGTTCCAAAAGGATCGCATATTGTGAAATTTACACACACATGTGATTTTGATAAACCGCATAGACTAACACTGACAAGGTTTGGCAAAAACGACAGTCAATGTAAAATGTTGCCCAATGGAAAGAAGTTAGATCAAATTTTGACATTAGAAAAACTTAAAGTTGATGGTATAGATATACGAAATATTGTTTGGTCTCAGAGCATTAACATAGCCGAATATCCAGAGCCCTGGGCCACTGAGCAACGTACTGCAGGACACATACTAGAACAAGAAGCAATAGGTGTTACAACATTTGGACATAACGGAACTTGGTACTTAGATTTTACAAGTCCATTTTATATTTTTATTATGCACTGGATGGGAGGAGGTCCGGAATGATTGACTATAACGGTATACAATTAAATGAAAAACTAATTCCTGTAGTAGATACGTACATGCAGGAGTTAAAAGCAAACTGGTATAATAAATCACAAACCACAGTTAGTAACAACGATTTCGTGCCAATAGCCGACGAATGGTTTAAGAGTACACGCATTAATAACTTGCAAGGGTGGGATCAATTTCCCTGTCAGGATATCATACTTGGTTGTACTCACTATATTGAATCTATTGTGTTAAAATATGGTTGGGACGGATTTCAAATCTTACCCGAAGATTATGCCTACTATGGATTAATGGGAAAATTTGGTGTTGACGTTGGAAATTTAGCACCCAACGTTCCGTTACTAGTATCTTTACCAAATTGGAAATATTCCGATCTACGTCCTGAGTGGACAGCGGTATTACAAGAATGCGAAGAAAAGAATATTGATATTCACATTGATATGGCCTGGATAATTACAGCCAAAGATATAGAGATAGATTTAGGTCACCCTAACATAAAATCCTTTGCAATGAGTATGAGCAAGTACAATATGGAGTGGAATAGAATTGGCTTACGTTGGTCAAAACAACGAACAATGGATTCTATTACCATTTTTAATCACTACTATGGTAATGTCAATAATGGAACTGTATCTTGTGGTGCATATATGTTGAAAAATATACCTCGAGATTATGTATGGAACACATACGATGCAAAATATGATTCTTTATGTGAAGATCATGATTTAGTTAAAACTAAATTATTACATGTGGCTAGAATTCCAGGCAATGATTATCCTAACGGTATCAGCCATTTATTAACCGGTGACAGTGAATGACATATTCGGTACACCAACATTGGGATCCTTTGCGTGTCTGTGCTGTGGGAAAAATGTATCCTGCTGAGTTTTTTAATTTCATCACTGATTCAGAAGTACGTGACATTATGCAGCGTATTGCCAGTGAAACAGAACAAGATCTGTTGAATTTAGCAAAAGTATTAAAAAGTTTTGATGTTGAAGTAATTAGAACAGATTTGGAAGAAAACACAGATTGTTATCACATAGGCACTGGTTATTTGCCGCCTCCCATGACTCCTCGAGATGATACCGCAATGATAGGCACAAAGTTTTTTATGCCTACGCCGGATCGTAATCGTAAATGGGATAGACTAAGAGGAACGTCGTGGCCAACCCGTCCCCCAATCAATGACAAAGAATTTTGTTCATTGCCCAAATTTGTACTTGAAGAGTTAACAGAAATTTTTAATATTGACAATGTGTTTCAATTATACGATAGAGATTTTTCAACATTAACAACAATTCAGAATCAAGTCAAACAACAAGGAAACACTATCTATTATGATCAGCAAATTGATAGTGCAATGGTTTGCAGACTAGGTAAAGATTTATATTTTGGAACATGGGATACATCTCAATATAATAGCGAATACTTAACAAAATTTCAAAATCTATTTCCGGAATATCGATGCCATATTGTAAACACCGAAGGGCACTTGGATGGAACATTTTGCCCTGTTAGCGAAGGGTTAATTATTTCTAGTAGATCAATTGACCCAGAAGTATTTGATAAATTATTTCCTGGATGGGAAGTGGTGTACATAGATATTAACACACCTCCAGGTATTAAGAAATGGTGGGTTCCGGGAGAAGAGAACAATATAGCATTTACAAATTTTGTAAATACTTCGCTTAAAAACTGGGTTGGATCAATTGAAGAAACATCAATTGATGTAAATTTTCTTATAGTTAATCCTACTAATATTTTATGTACACAAGAAAATGATGTATTGTTTCGAGCATTAGAAAGATTTAATATTAAAGCACATGTGGTGCCTTTTAGACATTCAACATTCTGGGACGGCGGACTGCATTGCTTCACTACAGATTTAAATAGGGACGGTGCTATTAAAGATTACTTTCCAGAAAGAAATTAATGCCACTGGATTTTACTCTAATAGAAAAAGCAACTAACTATTCAATTGATCAATTTGATAAAAAAACTTCAACAGATTGTCCTTATATTTTTATATTACATGAGTTCTTGGATCCTGAACTACTAGAAAAATTATATAAGTTTGCCTTATCTAATAATAACTGGAGCATACAAGAAGACTATAAAAAAATAGGATATCGTAACAGTAGATTTAAACTCAATTGGGAAAGTGATACTGTCATCGAGGAAACACATATTGTTCTTGAAAATTTAACACAAGTACTCAATCAGTTTTACAATAAGAATAATAAATTTCTAGGTATAAATCTATGGAAAGATGTAACAGGATTTAGTCTGTCTAAACATGTAGATAATCCTGATATAGATCTAGCAATGCAAATTTACTTAAACAACGGCACAGATGATCTAGGCACTACGTTTACCTATCAAGACACTATTGTCAACACACCGTATATTGAAAATCATGGATACATAATGGACAATTTAGGGAAAGTTGTACACTATTTTGATTCAACAATTCCATTGAATTATACAAGATACAGTCTTTATGCTATATGGACCAAAATTCAATAAATACTTTAAATTCGGGGCAGATTTTGCAAAAAAAGACTCGTAGCATACTTGATGAATTGGCACATTTACCAGTGTCGCGTGATCGCGAAAATCTGGTAGAAAGTAGAGCTACGCACGTAATTAGTGGGGCTATCAATCTTATTAATTATATTAAAGAAAATTATGATCAAGAGCAAGCGGCAGAATTAGAACGTAGACTTCTTAACAGTATCAGATCGCAAGATCCTGCAAAATTTAGCCGCGGTGTAAGGAGATTTAAGAATGATAATTAGCGAAGGCGGGAACGTATTTAAAGGTCCCAACAAAGAACCACTAACACAACGTATTAATCGTGAGGATGTACCTGCTACCGTCAAGTGGCTTGAAAATGCTACCGGGCTAGCATTTCCTGAACAAACATGGTTGGGCACAACAGGACGCAAGTCAAGTTCCGGAGACTTAGATTTATCAGTTGACGAATCTAAATTGGACAAAGACACATTAGTACAAACTTTACTAGCCAATGGTGTAGATAAAAACAGTATTAAAAAGTCCGGTGATAGCGTACACGTTAAAACCCCTATTGCTGGCAATCCCAGTAACGGATTTGTGCAAGCTGATTTAATGTTTGGTGAACCAGACTGGCAATCATTTAGTATGAGTGGATCTGCTGAAGGCAGTCAGCTGACTGGCATGAGCCGTCATATTATATTGGCCAGCATAGTCAGTGCATTGAACCCAGGACTCAAGTGGAGTTACAAAAACGGTCTAGTTGATCGTGTCACAAACACTACTATAGAAAACGGTAAAAGTCCAGCTACACTAAGCAAGATCACTGGTATACCTGCAGCCAAGTTAAACTCCGCAGATGATATTATTGACGCTGTTAGTAAACGACCTAACTATGCTCAACTAGTTGCGGCAGCAAGAGAAACACTGGCACAGAGTGATATACAACTACCTGAAGCAGCGCCCGCACCGGGTACTGCAGCATGGTTTAGAACATATAGCGATAAGTTTTAATGATATTAGATTTTATCAACATGCTTACCGAGGCAGCAGATCCTCGTACACCGCACCCCGAAGATGCTATCTTTCAAGGTAGCGCCGCTGCGGCACAACAAGTGGCCGGTCTTAAATCAGTGATTGCAAATCCTACCAATCTAACAATTAAGTGGGACGGTAAGCCAGCATTAATATTTGGAAGAGACAAAGACGGCCAATTGGCCGTCATGGACAAGTATATGTGGGACGCCGGTGTGTTAGCCAAGAGTGTGAAAGAATGGCAGACCTATGATGCTAACAAAGCATCAGGTAATCTGCGTGGTAGCTTATACGACCTATTAGAAGTCGTATGGCCAGGTTTAAATGCAGCAGTACAAGGTCCTGGGTTTTATTGGGGCGATTTATTATATGCCGGACAACTGCAACCAGTACAAGGCAAGTTTGTTTTTCGCCCTAACCTAGTAGAATATCGTATCCCGATTAGCAGTCCTCTTGGTAAACAAATGGCCGGAACTGTGGGCGGAGTGGTAGTACATCAATACTATTCAGAACGCGGAGCAGCACCCGTACAATGGAATGGTAAAGGCTTAGGTACAGTACCCGGCGGTGTTGCAATTATAAGTCCGACTGCAGGAAATAGATTTGCATTAAAAACTCCGGTACAACAAGAACGAGCTGCAGATGCTGCACTACAAAAATATGGTGCCGCGGTCGATCAATTACTAAGCACCGTTCCGCAGAGTGCTAGAGATAGAATTAAAACATACTTTAATAAATTTATCACAGGCCAAACTAAAGAAGCATTACACGATTGGCTGGCAGCAAATGTCAGTGGCAAGCAATATCAAGCACTAGCCGGCGATGATCATACAGGTAGTTTATTTGCACAAGATGATCAAGGACAAATTGTAGAAAGTCCAGGTTATGTAGGGTTAAAAGCAATTTGGAACAGCGTCTATGCTTTTAAACAAAATCTAGCAAAGCAATTGGCACCACAAGTGCAAGGATTGGAAGAGTATGTAAATGGACAACCCGCCGGGGAAGGATTTGTGTTTCCCACACCCAGTGGACTAGTAAAAATAGTAGATAGAGAAGTGTTTTCCGCAGCCAATTTTGCGAAAAATGGCTAACTGGTATAAATATTAACATGCGGTAACGCAAATAATTAAGGAGAATTAAAATGGCAATCGGAGTTACAAGAGTAAGTGGTGATTCACAATTAGTGAACAATGTTGGTGACGGTTACACCCTAAACGCAAATGCACAAATTATCAACACAGGTATTGCAAGCCCAATCAAGGCTTACAAAATTACTACATTAGGTATTACAGCTAACCTAGCAAACGAACTAAAAGGTCCAAGTACAGCAGGAAAAGACCCAGCGGTACACACTTTGTTAAAAACTATTGCAGCCAATGCTACAGTTTTAGCATATCAAGTTGATGCTACTGGTTCAACAGCACAACTAAGCGTTATTGTTGAGCGTAGCAGCTGGGGCAGCGATGCAGACCTACAAGCCACTATTCGTACACTAAGTCACGATGGTACAGCTGGTGCTAACATTGGTGCATACGGTAACGTATTCCCAGCTTTAGCGGCAGTTACATCAACAGGCGGTATCAAAATAGCTTAATTAAACTAAGCGTTTAAAAAGCAGCTTCGGCTGCTTTTTTTATGACTGTAATAAATATATACATGCGGTAACGCAAATAATTTAGGAGAAATAAAATGGCAATAGGAGTTACAAGAAGCGCAGGTTATGCATTTACAGGCACAACCGGTGTGTTAAATGGTGTTCAATACACTGAAGTCGGGCAGAGTATTGTGCTTTATGTTGTTGCATCGTTAAACTTATCGTCTGAAGATGACGCAGCAGATGAAGCATTTGAAGCAATTATTCAACTTTTTCCACCTGTATTAGCATATTATTCTCATGCTACTACTGGTGCAATTAGCTTGATCTGTGACGGTGTTAACGCACCAGCAGCAAGTGCATTACAAACAGCACTGCAAGCAATTGGCACAAGAAAAGGCGCAGTTAACCTATCAAGTGCAACTGTCACCGAAGGCACAAGTTTTGTAGTTAGCTAATCTAATTTAATTTAGTACAAACAAAGGCAGACTTGTTCTGCCTTTTTTGTTGTCTATAAATATCTATATGAAATTCTACACTGGTGTTACATTAGTTGATATTACTGCCACTGGAGTCACAAGACATCGAGCCGAGCAAGAGCTTGAACGTGATCAACAACGTAATTGGGAAACAGTATTACAATGCATTGGACTCAGAGCGCAACCACAATTAATTGATGGTCCATTCTGTGATGAATACACAGTCGACGAGACCAGCTTCTTTGGGGAAATGTACTACGGTAAGCAAAAGGTCTGGCTTTTTAGTTTTGGGGTAGAGTTTGATGATGTGTTTTTATTGGATGGAGATCCGGTAGGGCAATTAGATAAGGACTTTGCACAAGTGCCAATTATTTGTGGACTTGAAGAAACAGCTAGATTCATGCTTCCAATTTTTTACCCATATGGGGCAATCAAAAACATATACTTTATAGATGGCAGGTACCGTCCATAAATATTAACGATTCATTGGCACAATTAGGCAACTCTCATGGCACATTTATTAGGCATTACCACAGAACCCTCTTTCTTTAACGAAACGGAAACAAAATGGCAGAGAGCGAAAGAACCAGCCTCGGGGCGCACGTGGATTTATGTGCTGAAAGATACCGAAGCTTGGAAGATAAATTAGATAAACTAGAGCATCGTATGGGTACGATGGAAGAACACATCATCATCATACGAACGAAACTGTCAGAGTCGGCTGCTGATGTGTCAAGCAAAAGCAGCACTCAGCTGATTTCTATTGGCACAGTGTTCGGGGCAGCATTGCTAACAGGACTAATTACAGTATTCATTCAATTTATACTAAAATAATAATGAAAATTATTGAACTATTAAATAAAGTACGTGTACCAATTACCAATGAAGAAGCAGACGTATTAGGACAATTTCATGATCGTTCAACTATCGCTAAAGAAGAGTTCGATCATAGACAAACGGTAGTTGCAAATCATCTAGTTAATAAAGACGTACTGCTGAGAAGAAATGAAGAAGGCAAAATCTACTATAAAAAGAAAATCTGAACTTGAGCTAGCTCAAAATGCATTCGCTGAATTCGGCACCAAATACATAAAACACTGGACAGAACAACAACTTAAACAATTTAGAACACAGCCCGTGGTTATCCCAATTGGATCCCATGGGTTTTTTGTTGGTGGTTTTCGTATTACCGGAGTACATTCTGCCTGCTGGGCAGTAGAAAAAATAGATAGTCGTCACGTACACGATTTTACTTCAAAAGTTAATGCTATATTTTACTGTATCAACGAGGTACGTCAAAAATATGAAGCAGCACAAACACTATTAGATCTAGATACCAGTCTAGGACGACTAGATTTAGACATTGCACAATATGAATATACACTAGCAAAAACTCAGGATTTAGTTAAATCTGCAGTGGTGTTAAATAGGTGTATAGATGCTAAAATACAACGTCGACATATTTTAAATATTTTGAAAAAAACTTTAAATTCGACTAAATACTTGAACTTTGGGAAACAACCACTATGAGATTAACAGAAATGGGCGTAAAGCCTTCCGCTAAAAAAATTAATAAAGTAATGGAAAGTCGCTTTGGTATCAGCATTGATTACGCCAATTTAGACTTTGCGAAAGCTTATAAATTAGCTCGTGGGCTAACAGAAAGCCTTAATAAAATTAAGAGCAGCCACGGTATCCACGTAGCTGAAAAGAATCCAAAATACATGGAACTCTTAATGGTGCGTGAAGGTCTACATCGCTGGATGGTAGAGAATAAGCAACAGCTTATTATGGAAAGCGAAATGGGTAAGAGTCAAGCTATTCTTGCTGCCAAGGACATGGTTGACAGTATACAGGACATGCTGGAAGATGTAAGCAAAATGCAAAACGAGCAAATGCCTGCACTACTAGATACTATCCGTGATCAAATTGGCATGGAACAAGCCGATGCATTTAAAGCCAGTGTTGGTTCGTTACTGGCTAACATGGTTGACCAGCTAGGTTCAGCTCGTGAAAGTGCAGACCAAGCAGCTCGTGCATTAGCCGGCGAACAAGTAGCACAGCCAATGGCCATGGGAGGCGCAGGCGGTATGCCAGCTCCAGGTGGTATGGGTGGCAACATGGGTATGACACCAGATATGGGTAGCGACCTTGACACTGATGAATTTGCTGCAACAGATGCAGCAGCAGGTGGTGATTTAGCACTAGGTAGAGAGAAGCGTTAATGCGTATACGCGATGTCATCGTCGAAGACCAGATCGACGATATGTTAGAAGATGAAGCCGAAGGACGTGGTGATGCTAATCTAATCACCACGTTAGAGTTTTTACGCAATCGCGCTCATGATACCCACGTACAACCTCGTGTACGTGCTGATAGTTTAATTAATCTTGTACAAACAACCGGTGACCAACAATTCACTTTAGAAAATCTTCTTGACGCTTACAGTGACAACGAAAATATCAAAGCATTAATCAAAGACATCAAAGATGATTCCACCGGAGTCAAGTATGTGTATCTCCAACCATTTGCTGATGATTCAGAAATGGCTGCAATAGGCGACGAAAATGCTCCACGTACCGCACCAGAAAAGACTGTAGATGCAATGGCTAAGTCAGCTCTTGCAAAACGCGGTTAAATAATTTATAATAATCCTTTAGGAGTACTGTTATGGCTTACTCAAGTGAAGTCTTAGATCATTACGAGAATCCTCGCAATGTTGGTAAAATGGACAAAACAGATCCTACTGTAGGTACAGGTCTGGTTGGTGCACCTGCTTGCGGAGACGTACTACAACTCCAAATTCGAGTACAAGACAATGTCATTACTGATGCGAAATTTAAAACATATGGCTGCGGCTCGGCGATTGCTTCATCGTCGCTCGTTTCGGAATGGATTAAGGGTAAGACTCTTGAAGAGGCAGGATCAATTAAGAATACCCAGATTGCGGAAGAGCTTGCGCTCCCTCCTGTTAAGATACACTGCTCAATTTTAGCTGAAGATGCTATCAAAGCTGCCTTAGAGGACTACAAAAAGAAACACAATGATTAAGGTTTTGTTTTACCATGCAACTGATTCTTCGCCATCAACTGCTCAAAACAAAAAACTTTTTTTGTCAATAGCTGCCATTTATCTAAAGACTCATTTAGAAATAAATCACCCAGACATAGCCAAGCAGATTGAGTGGTTAATACCGTTACAGCATAGATTGTCCGATGATGAATTATTGAAAATATGCCATGAGCAACAACCAGATTTACTATGCACTAGTCATTATATCTGGAATCAATCATTTTTAACAGAACAACTTGAAAGAATTAAAAAAAAATTAAATTCCTCTTGTAAGATATTAGCAGGTGGTCCTAGCATTGATGTTAATATTAATTCTAATTTTTTTAAAGATTATCCATTTATTGATTATGCTGTTTACGGTGCCGGCGAAGCGGCTTTTGCTGATTTAGTTTCCCATTTGATTAACAACAAAAAACTAGTTGCATTTAATGTTTCTAATTTGGCCTGGCAGGATAACAGCAAAACATTTATTTCTGATTACAAGTATGTGTCACAATCTAAAATTAGTCCTTTTTTATATAACGAAGATTTTTTTACAAAAATAGTTGAAAATGAATATAAAAATGATTATAAAATAATACTTCCATATGAGCTTACAAGAGGGTGTCCTTACTCTTGTACTTTTTGTGATTGGAACAGCGGATTAAGCACTAAAGTAACAAGAAGAAAAGAAACATATAAACAAGAAATAGATTTATTTCAAAAGTTAAAAATACAAGACCTGTATCTTGCTGATGCAAATTTTGGACAATACGACGAAGACGTTGCCCTTGCTGAATATTTGGTACATAAAAATCTCAATGAGAATGCCGGATTTACAACAGAGTCAAATCCCAGTAAACTAAAAAAAGACAATAATCTTAAAATTTATCATTTATTTGCTAAAGGAAATTTAGTAAGCAAGCATTGGGGATTTACGTTTAGTGTGCAAGATATTAATCCTACAGTTCTAAAAAATATCAATCGACCCGATGTGGGGTGGGATGTACATTTAGACATGATCAATGAATTAAGTTTACACTATCCTGATATACAACCTAAGGTACAATTTATATTAGGGTTGCCGGGCCAGAATAAAAAAACAATTAGAGAATCGCTGGGAGAAATTACAAAACATAATCTTCGTTTATGTTTATTTTTAAACGAATTACTACCGGCTAGTCCTGCTTCTCTTGACAAAACATACCAAGAGAAGTTTAAGTTTAAATATAGTAACAGTGAACGTTACAATGAATTTGGATATTTTAAAGGAAGTTTTCCTGAATCTTGTATATCATTTGATAGAGAAGAATTGGTAGAAATGATTATAATTGGTAGCTTTTATTCTGGCTTATCAATTTTACGTTTTAAAAGTGAATACTTAAATATAGATATTGAACGTACAGTTGATCATTTCATTGAATCCAAATATTATAAGTTACTCAAAGAGGATTTACTAACAAATTGGATTAGCAATGATAAATTTTATTTCACTAAGAATTTTGATGGCAGTAAAAAAATTATTTCAGCCTGCTTACTACAACTTGCATCAGAAGAGTGGACAAACACAAAACAGTTTAATTTAATGATAGCTGAAGTACATAACAATGACAGAGACTTTATAAAAAAACTCATCAAACAAAAAGCAATGCCAACTTGGTTTCCTGAAGCCCACTAAGGAGATATATGATCACACTGACAGAGATAGCTGCAAAGAAAGTATTAAAGCACATTGAGAAACGTGGTAAAGGTGTGGGTATTACTGTTGGTGTAAGAACCACCGGGTGCTCGGGTCTCGCATATAAATTAGAATACGTTGACAATCCTCCGGTGACCCGTGATTGGTTTAAGTACGAAAGCCACGGAGTATCAGTATGGGTAAACGGTAAAGACACTCCTTATATCAATGGACTTACCATGGATTATAAACGACAAGGACTCAATGAAGGCTTTGAGTTCATCAACCCAAATGAAACAGCCCGATGCGGTTGTGGAGAAAGTTTCAAAGTATAAATGATTACTAATAAATTTGATTATACCCCTCTGGCTAGGGAAAGCGTAGAGGGCAAGCGCCATTACGCCTTGCCGGATGGCAGTCGTGTGCCCAGTGTTACCACAATACTAGAACGAACAAAACCACAAGAAGCCAAGCAAGCATTACAAGAATGGCGCAATCGTGTGGGTCATGAACGTGCTCAGCAGATTACTACAGAAGCAGCCAATCGTGGAACACGTATGCACACCTATCTTGAGCGGTATGTCAAGAACGGTGACATAGGAGAATTCCCTAGTAACCCATTTGCTCAACCAAGTTGGTTTATGGCTGCACAAGTCGTACTAGAAGGTCTAGGTCATGTTGATGAATACTGGGGCTGCGAAGTTCCTCTGTATTACAGTGGTTTGTATGCTGGCACTACAGATTGTGTAGGTGTATGGAAAGGTCAACCGGCTATTATGGACTTTAAACAAACCAACAAACCTAAAAAGCGTGAGTGGATTGATGATTATTTTTTGCAACTTGCAGCATACGCAGCAGCTCACAATGAGACCCATGGTACCAACATAAATACTGGCGTTATTTTAATGTGTGCAAAACCTGCAGACGAAAACGACACCCCCAAGTATCAAGAATTCGTTCTAGAACCCAAAGACTTTGCATACTGGTCAGACCAGTGGATGCGTAGAGTTGAATTGTATTACTTAACGGCATAAAATGACAACATTTAAAGATTATCTCAATAATAGCAGTTTTTGTGTATTACCGTTTATACATCAGGAAAAAAAGTTCAATGGAACACATCATGTGTGTTGCTACGGAGATCAATTACAGTCTGATCATAACGACCAAACCTCTAAGGAAAGTTTCAATTCCGTCAAGATTAATAATATCAGAGACAAGATGATAGCGGGAATTAGACCCAGTGAATGCGATTCTTGTTATAAACTTGAAGATCAAAATATATCTAGTCCCAGGCTTAGAGAAAATCATACATGGGGAAATTGGAGTAGTACTCATGACGCAATAGAAAAGGTATTTGCTGATCATCTTGCACGACGTGAAATGAAACCAATAAGCTATGATTTACGATATAGTAATACTTGTACTTTAAAATGTCGTATGTGTAACAGTTCTAGTAGTAGTGCGCTTAATGCCGAATATAAAAAAATCAATCATCATTGGCCGGAAAAGTTTTGGTTCACTGACAATCCCAGAATCAATCATGACTTAGAATTACACGCTGACATACAAAAAATATATCTAGCCGGCGGAGAACCCTTAGTAGAACCTTTAAATTTAGAATTATTAGATAAGTTAGCAGATTATAATCCCAATTTAGTTATTCTTATTAATACTAGCTTAAACCATCTCAGTGATAAATTTGTTAATGTATTAAACAAGTTTAATTATCTAACATTGGTAGTATCAATTGACGGAACCAATGATGTCAATGACTATATAAGACATGGTTCAAATTTTGATACAGTGGCAGACAACATACGTAAAATAGTTCATCATGACATAATGTTTTCCACATGTGTGAGTATGTACAATATCTTTAATATTAACAAATTGATACATTTTCTAAATAAAGAATTCCCCAAGCACAGCTTTAATCACGGAATTAATATAGTCAATGGCATTGAGGAAATTTTTGTTGAGAATTTACCTTACGAATTACGACCCGAGGTTATTGCTAGTCTATTAGAAGTTCTTCCGCTGGCTGCAGACTTTCCAAAAATAGGAATACAAAATTTAATAAATTTACTAGAACAACAAAACTTCAATCCGGACAGATTTGATGGATTTGTTAAATATACAAAAATACTAGATCTAGAACGAAACGAATCTATTGCAAATATTGTTCCTCAATTGTCTAAGTACTTTGATGAATAAGATAAAATTTAAATTTTTGGATATTCCTATTATTCGATCCTGTAACTTAGGATGCGGCGGGTGCTTGACTTTCTCTGACAGCAAAAAAATCAAAGGATTGGTTAATCTTAACGAAAGTAAAGAATGGTTGAGATATTGGGCTAATAAACTAGATCCTGAAGAAGTAACTATATTTGGCGGTGAACCGTTATTGCATCCACAATTCATTGAGTGGTGCCGTGAAGTCAGGAGTTTATGGCCTAATGTTGGTCTTAGAATTAACACCAATGGATATTATTTAAATAACTTATTTGATAAAATATCGGAGTTGTTTACAGAAGAAATCCGCCCACAATTTATTGTTAGTATACAAACAGGACACGATCCTTATTATTCTTCAGTCAAACAAGACATCGATCAAATTAAAAACTTAGTTCTACAATCATTGAAGGAAAAATACCCCAATAAAAAAATAGAATGGGTATTATGGTTGGATGAACCGGAGATTTATAAACGCTGGTGGCGAATTGACATAGATAATTGCGATACTGGTATTAGAATAACCACATGTGAACAGCATAAAATTCCATGGCAAGCACATTATCAAGGCACAGAAGGATCACTGAAACCTTTTTATGACTACAATGATTCTTGGCACACAGATAACCACAAATTTTGCCAAGCTAAAAACTTTGTAAATTTATATAAAGGTAAGTTATATAAATGTCCAACTGTGGCAGTTTTAGAGCACACACTCAAAACGTTTAATTTACCCAATGACTTGGACTGGGAACCGTATCTAGAAAATTACAGTAGTTTAGATATAACAGCAGATAATGAAGAAATTACCAATTGGTTTAGTAATCAAAAACACCCCGAAAAAGTATGTAACATGTGTGGATTTTCAGGTCCAAAATGGACCCATGGACATCTAAATAGACATGAACTTAAAGAGGGCTGGAAGTATCAAACGATTCCAATTGATTCGGCCTAACTGTTTAGGATAAATATTGAATATAATTAAGGGTTAACGATGTCAGTCACACAGATTTCTAAAATTCAGCACCGAAGAGGGCTCCAACAAGATCTTCCGCAACTAGCATCAGCTGAACTAGGCTGGAGTATAGATACAAGAAAATTATATATTGGTAACGGCACCCTCGAAGAAGGTGCTCCTAGTACCGGTATAACAGAAATTCTAACAGAAAAATCTCTTGCCAACCTAACCAGTTTCTTAGGAACTTATAGCTTTATTGGTAATGCAGCAGGATTTGCTGCACAAACAGGTACCAGTTTCCTTAATCCCACGATTAGAAGTTTTCAATCTAAGTTAGATGACATTGTTAATATTAGAGACTTTGGTGCTGTAGGTGACGGATTAGTTGATGATACTGCAGCTATTAATCGAGCGTTAACACAAATATATAAAACAGGAATCAACGAAACACAACCGTTGACCCGACGTACAATTCATTTCCCCGGGGGAAATTATCTTGTATCCGACACTCTCAATATACCACCATATGCTACATTAGTTGGCTCCGGTATAGAAAGTACTTTTATTACTGGAAACTTTACTGGTAAAACTATAGCCAACATTGTGGACAGTAAGTTTCAATCCGGAGCATTGATTGGTACCTCTTCAGCGGTTTCACCTAGAAATATTGATATTAGAAATATGCAGTTCAGAAACTTGAATACCGGAGCAACTACTGCGTTGTTTAATGTTGACAGTGCAAATGATGTTAGATTTGTTGAAACAGGATTTTACAGTAGTACACCTAACACTGCTAATCTTGTACATATTCTGTCTACTACCTCATCAACTACTGGTGTTACTTTTGATAATTGTTACTTTAGCGGTGGCGGTAACGGAATTGCAGTTATTGGTAATAGTGTAAGTACTCTTCAAGTTTATAATTCAGAATTTAATAGTATTGCCAATGTTGGTATAGATCTTGGGCAAATAACAAATGCTGTAATGATAGGAAATTATTATAACAATTTACAACTGGCTTCTAAGACCTACGGAGCTAATAGTTTTTCAGCTTTCGGGGAAAACTACTTGGGTGCAGCATCACCAACAGGTGGACTGTTTCTTGGGAATCTACAGAATAGCCAAACTGCTGCTATAGTATTGACCTCTACACCGCAGATAATTGCAAACTTGCAAGCTTTGAATTTTCTATTAGGTACATTAACTGCAACAGATGTAATTTACGAAATTTCAAATTCTTCTTCTAAGAGATTCGGTACACTAACCGTTACTAGCAATACATCAGTTACAAGATTTATAGATAATTATTCAGAAATAGGTTCAAGTTTTAATGCCAACATATATGCAAATGCTACGCATTTATTAGGCTCCGTTGCGTCTGGCACCGGCACGTTCAATTATAATTTTAAAAAATTCACTTATTAATGTTTAAATCTTCTACCAGCGAGAGGCTATCTCGCTGGAAGTCCTTTCGGCAGGAAATAGATACACTTGGTCTTGATGTAGCAATAGACAAAGTGGTAGAATTCTGGGAATCGTGTCCGTTTATTCCGTTTTATCTTCAGGTTGAAAACGTCAACCAATGGCCAGATCCGTGGACATTGATACAAGAAAATTACTACTGTGATCTTGCAAAAGTATTAGGAATAGTCTATACTTTACATTTAACACACCACGGCAATAATTTAAACCCGGAAATAAGAGTATATTATGACTCAAAAACAAAGCACACTTATCATATAGCATACTTGTGTCAAGGGAAATATGTTATTAATTTGATTGAGGGTGAAGTAGTAAATAACACACACATCGATCAAAGATTTAAATTAAAACACTGTTACACAGCAGTGGACTTAAAATTAGAACAATATTAGAGGCACTGATGACACAGATTCAAGTTACAAAAAGAGATGGAAAAAAAGAATACCTAGATATAGAAAAAATGCACCGCGTAGTTATGTGGGCTACCGAAGGAATAACCGGAGTTAGTGCAAGCGAAGTAGAAATCAAAAGCCACATACAATTTTACAACGGAATTAAAACAGCAGATATTCAAGAGACACTGATTAAGTCAGCTGCTGATCTTATTAGCGAAGAAACTCCAAACTATCAATATGTTGCAGGTAGATTGATTAACTACCATTTACGCAAACAGGTTTACGGTGACTATACTCCATGGTCGTTGATTGATCTTGTACAAAAAAACATGGAGGCTGGATTTTACGATGCAGGCCTTCTCGCCGCCTATACCGAAGAAGAGTGGAACAAGTTAGATGCTTTTATTCATCATGAGCGCGATGAACAATTTACCTATGTGGCCATGGAGCAATGGCGCGGCAAGTATCTTGTACAAAATCGTGTAACCAATGAGATATTCGAAACCCCGCAAATAGCATATCTATTGATTGCAGCAACACTATTTCAAACATACCCAAAGGAAAGTCGACTACAATGGGTAAAGGATTACTACGATGCTATTAGCCTTCATGACATTTCTCTTCCTACTCCTGTTATGGCTGGTGTACGAACTCCACAAAAGCAATTCTCAAGCTGCGTACTTATTGAAGCCGACGATAGCCTGGATAGCATTAATGCTACTACTAGCAGCATTGTTAAATACGTCTCCCAAAAAGCCGGCATCGGTATCGGGGCGGGTAGAATACGGGCCCTTGGAAGCCCCATACGCAATGGTGATGCTTACCATACCGGAGTTATACCATTTTACAAGTTGTTCCAAAGTGCCACAAGAAGTTGTAGTCAAGGTGGAGTCCGAAACGGTGCTGCTACGCTGTATTATCCTATCTGGCACCTCGAGATTGAGGACTTGATTGTATTAAAGAACAACAAAGGAACAGAAGATAATCGTGTACGCCAAATGGATTATGGTGTACAGTTTAACAAGTTGATGTATGAAAGACTAATTACAGGTGGTGACATTACTTGTTTTAGTCCGCACGATGTACCTGAAATGTTCGAGGCCTTTTTCAATGATCAAGAGCGTTTTAAAGAGTTGTATGAACGAGCAGAACGTAACACCAAGTTAAGAAAGAAAACTTTTAAAGCATCAGATTTGTTTAGTAGATTCATGCAGGAACGCAAGGATACCGGAAGAATATATTTGCAGAATGTAGATCATGCCAACACCCACAGTCCATTTGATGAGATGGTGGCCCCGGTTAAGATGAGTAATCTTTGCGCTGAAATAGATTTGCCAACCGTACCATTGAAAGATGTCAATGACGAGGATGGTAGGATCGCCCTGTGTACTTTATCAGCGATCAATTGGGGCAATGTAAAAAGCTCACATGACTTCGAAAAGATGTGTCGTTTGGCAGTACGAGGACTGGATGCGTTGCTAAGTTATCAGAACTATCCAATCCTGGCTGCTCGGCTGGCTACCGAGGAGTTTAGACCACTGGGCATAGGTATTATTAATTTTGCCTATTTCCTAGCTAAAAATGATGTTAGTTATAGTGATCCACGTGCATTACCTTTGGTAGATGAGTATGCAGAGGCCTGGTCATATTACTTGATCAAAGCCTCTGCGGACCTCGCGGAAGAACAAGGCGCATGTACCAGATGGAACGACCTAAAGAGTGCAAAAGGTGTGCTGCCTATAGATACACGTAAAGCAGATGTGGATGAACTGGTCCCGTATGTGGAACGTATGCCATGGCAGAGTTTGCGTGAACAGGTACAACGGACTGGTCAGCGTAACGCAACATTAATGGCCTTGATGCCTGCAGAAACTTCTGCACAAATTAGTAATGCCACTAATGGTATTGAGCCACCGCGAAGCTATGTTAGTATCAAAGGATCAAAACATGGCCAATTGAAGCAGGTTGTGCCTGAATATCGTCGTTTAAAGAACCGATATGAACTACTTTGGGACCAGAAAAATCCCGAAGGGTATTTAAAGCTATGTGCGGTGTTGCAAAAGTATATTGACCAAGGTATTAGTGTAAATACTTCCTACAATCCACAGCACTATGCAGATGAAAAGATTCCAATGAGCGAGATGTTACAACATCTCATAATGTGTTACAAGTACGGGTTGAAACAACTATATTATTTCAACACCTTTGATGGTCAAGGTGAAATTAATGTAGATAAAATGACTGCTGATATCAAATTAGAAGATGATGCAGCACAAAGCCAAGAAGACTGTGACAGTTGTGTACTTTAAGAGAGAAAAATGAGCGTATTCAATATTGATAATAAAACAGATCATACCAAGGCCTTGGCATTCTTGGATGAATCTGGTGCAGCACCCATACAGCGTTATGATGTATTAAAATATAGACAGTTTGATAAACTGACAGATAAACAGTTAGGATTCTTTTGGAGGCCGGAGGAAGTAGATGTATTACGTGATGCAAAAGATTTCAAGGAACTGACTGATCATGAACAGCACATTTTTACAAGTAATCTTAAACGACAAATTCTTCTTGACAGCGTTCAAGGTCGCAGCCCCAATTTGGCTTTTCTCCCTCTTGCTACTATCCCTGAGCTTGAGACCTGGATCCAGACCTGGTCGTTTAACGAGACGATTCATAGTCGTAGTTACACTCACATTATACGCAATGTGTATAGTGATCCAAGTGCCGTATTTGATCAGTTGACAGAGATTCCTGAGATACTTGATTGTGCTACAGATATTAGCAAATACTATGATGACTTGATAGAATATGCCGGTTATTATAAACTGTTGGGTTATGGTATTCACGAAGTCAATCATCAGACTGTTACAATTGATAGATACGAACTCAAAAAGAAGTTGTGGTTATGCTTGAATAGTGTAAACGCACTAGAAGGCATTAGATTCTATGTCAGCTTTGCTTGCAGTTGGGCATTTGCAGAGTTGAAAAAGATGGAAGGTAATGCTAAAATTATTAAACTTATTGCACGAGACGAAAATGTACATTTAGGGTCCACGCAAACCCTTCTAAAATTGCTACCTCAGGATGATCCTGATTACGAGTTGATAAAACACGAAACTCGTGCAGAGTGTGAAGCAATGTTTTTACAAGCAGCAGCACAGGAAAAAGCCTGGGCACACTACTTGTTCAAAGACGGAAGCATGATTGGCTTAAATGAAGTATTATTAAGTCAGTATGTAGATTGGTTGACCTGTAAGCGTATGACAGCAGTGGGATTACAGTGTGGTATTAAAACAGGTTCGAATCCCTTACCTTGGACAGCCAAATGGATTGCTGGTGCTGAAGTACAAGTGGCACCTCAAGAAACAGAAATTAGTAGTTATGTAATTGGTGGTACAAAACAAGATGTTGATCAAAACACATTCAAAGGATTTAGTTTATAATGTTAACAGTGTATTCAAAGAACAATTGTCCGTATTGCGACAGGGCAAAACAACTATTAGAAAGTAAAGGCGTCGAGTACATAGAAGTTAACATAGAGAAAGACTCTGAATCGAGGCAGATGCTAGTAGATCAAGGCCTAAGAAGTGTGCCACAAATTTTTTATGGATATGAATTAATTCCTGGAGGATTTGATGGACTTAATAAACAACCGCAAGAATTTTTCAATAAAATCAAAGGATCATAATGTTAGTATCACGAGGATATGACGAAGGCGATATCGTTAGTTTCAAATTAGTAACCGGTGACGAAATTGTAGCAAGAATCGTTTCTGTAAATGGCGAATATTTTGAAGTAGCCAAACCATGTACTGTAATGCCTAGTCCCCAAGGAATGGGACTTATTCAAAGTTTGTTCACTGCCGATGCAGATGCCGGCGTACACTTGCATAAAGAACATGTCATCATGCATGCCCCTAGTATTGATGCCATGCAAAAACATTATATCAAAACTACCACTGGCATTGAGCCTGTTACTCGAGGTAGTATCATTACCTAATGGCCTATAGTCTTAGTCCAGCAACATTGACGGCCACGACTGAAAACACTCAGTTGAATCAATCTGTAAGTGTCACTAAGACCGCTTTTGACCCAGATGTTACCAGCGTTGTAGTTACCAAAGGTGCAAATACATTAGGTAATATTAATGTTGCTGTATCCACTAGTTCTTTTACCATCACTGGACAATATTACGACAATTGGGATAAAAGTATTGTGTACGAGGAATTTGTGCAAACCGGAAACACTTGGGCTAATACTTTTGTAACTGTAACCAGATGGTCGAACGTTAGTGCCAATTTAAATTTCGTTGGTAATTATGTAGCCGCTACATCACCAAGTAGTAAAACGGCAACATACTCTGTTTTAGTAAACGGGATCACTAGTTTGTCACTGACCCAGGCTATAAATAATAATTATACTCCAGGAGCTTTGACTCTAGTAGAATATGTCGCAAAAGGAAAAGTCTAATGCCACCAGTAACTAGAACCAATCTTGATGCCAGCACCGGACATGGAGGTTATGTTCCAAGACCTAACACACCAAACGGAAGTACAGATACTTTTGTTAACGGACAAGGTACTGTCAGAGTCTCTGACGCATGGCCCAATCATACCGACCCTGGACCACCAGACACACACGGCGCAAGTCAAAGTGCTGGATCGTCGACCGTGTTTGTCAACGGTTTGGCCTTGGCAAGAATTGGTGATGCAATTACTTGTGGAGATTTTTGTGCCGCCGGAAGTCCAGACGTAATTTGCGGGTGATCCGCAATTAACTATCCATATAACTTGTAAAAAACCAGAAAAAATGCTATAATGTACCTATATTATGGGGTTATAGCAGTTGTTTTCTCAAAAATAACACAGTTATATAAAACTACAACCTGAATAAGGAGGAAGTAATATGAAACAACATTTACCAGGAATGGTTAAATTTGTGACGATTGTTTTTGGAATGTGGTTGGCAACACTTGCCTTGACCACAGTCACTAAAAATAAATTTCAAGCTCTCGAAGCAGAGAAAGCCGAGATGCAGAAAGTACGACCAGTATCATCAAACGACCGCGAGCGTCAGTTGCGTTGCCTTACACAAAACATTTATTGGGAAGCTGCTAGCGAACCATTTGAAGGCAAAGTTGCTGTAGCCCAGGTTACACTTAACCGTGTGGCCAGTGGACAATTCCCCGGAGACGTATGCGGGGTAGTTTATCAAAAAAATATTGTCTACTCAAAAGTAATATGTCAATTCTCGTGGGCCTGCAACGGTACCCACAAAGTTAAACCGGTATACCAACCACTTTATAACGAAAGTGCCGAAGTGGCTAAAAAAGTATTACTAGAAGGATTCCGGTTACCCAGCCTCAAAAATGCAATGTATTATCATGCTGACTATGTTCAACCGGGGTGGGGCAAGAAGCCTATCGCCAAAATCGGACACCATATTTTTTATGGCAGTTAGTAGGATAATATCGTAGATGACACTTTTAACTTCAACCCGTAAACATAAACCTTACACCATGACAAAAATTGAAGAGTCAAAAAAACTTAATTTTGAAAAAATTAAACACAGTGTGATAGAATTTTTCTACACACATTTTGGTAAAATCTCAGCTGAAACACTAGGATGGTTAGCCGCTATTGCATTACATGCGGCTACTATTCCTACGCTCTTGGCGTTACTGACTGGATTGACAGATTCAACCCCTAGTATTGATGTTGTATTGTTTATGTGGTTAGGCTTGGTTTTACTTTTTGGTCGTGCAGTTATACTTCGTGATCTACTTAACATTATAACTATAGGACTTGGGTTTGTAATACAGTCAGTTCTTATGGCACTTATACTGTTCAAATAAATATATCTAGAACAGGAGGCAACGATGACCAAACGTGCCGAAATAGAAATACAAGAGCTAGATCCTGAATATCAAGACATCGGCGATGAAGATTATGGTTTTATCTTTGATGCCGATGGAAACTTGAAGTATGCATTTATTCCTGAAGTTCGCCCCGATAAACCTCCGAAAAGTATTGCAAAGATAATGAAGATATTGGGCGTGATTGACCTAGATCAATTTGACGACGACATAACTATCCATTGACCAAAAAGATCCTTTTTGCTATACTTAGAGCATGAAAAAGGACATCGTATTTTATCTTAAATGGCTTGCTACTTTAGTAACTATTGCAGGAGCCATTTGCACCAGCATTAACATGTACCCTGAGGGCCCGGCCCTGCTTAACGTGGGTGCATTCTTGTGGCTCATTGTTTCCATAATATGGCGGGAATGGAGCCTTATTGTTATTAATGCAACATTGTTGCTGATCTACACAGTAGGACTTGTTGTTAAATTACTAACTTAAAGGTGCAACATGGAGTTTAATAAAGTGTTACAAAAATTGTATTCTGAAACAATTGATTTTAGATATAGCCGAAAAACTAAAAGTTATTCTGTAGTTCGCCTGAATGCAGATCCGTCTATGGTGCTATACAAAGACGGTGTTGCTAGAAAAACAACAGAAGAAGAAATTCAACGACAACTTGCTAAATTACTAAAATAATTTTGGTAGACCAAAAAAGCCCATTTTGCTATAATGTTTGTACATTAACTAATAAGGAGCAAAATTATGTTAGCAAACACTAAACAAATTCGCGCTGTTATTAATCAAGCAATCGCACAAAATCAGGGTTGTGTAACTAGCACATATACAGATGCTCCTATATTATCACAACCAAAACTTACAACCAAACGCTATGTATCCTATTACATGCGTCGTAACACTCGTGCAACCAGCCTTGCAATTTTAGCAACAGCACAAAACATTGCTAAAAATCTGGGTTACACAAACACAATTACTTGTGTAAATCGCAACATTCGTGCAGTAGCAGTTCTTGCATAAAAAACGGTAGACCAAAAATATCCATTTTGCTATAATATGTGTATAGTAACTAACAAGGAGTCGAAGATGAGAGAAGATCATAAGCGTATGTTTGGTATGAGTGAAGACGCAATCCGCGAGCAATACATGCAATCAATTACTGCTCGTTTGAGTGGCTTGGAGATGGTAGTTATGGGCGTATTGAGCGATGCACAAGAGTTGTTGACTATGGGTCACGCAGAAGCTGCTCGTAAGCAGATGAACATTGCCAAGTTTATTCTTTGCGAAATGATGGACGCTCGGGAGGCAGCGTAATGACCGGTCTGAGTGCCGTTGCTTTTATCGCAGCCTTGCTCACAATGCGGGCTTATTTCAAAGGTTGGAAATGGGAGGAAGTATAATGAGTATTCAACTTATTACAGACGGCCACAATGGTCGTGGTGATCGTGTTATTTTGTGGCGCACCAATGATTACACTTACGAGCTGGACATTGGTACAGGTATCTACAAGAAGAACTTGAAGTTTCACGAGACTGAATACTACGAGGCCCTGGAATATTTCAATGTTGCTGTGATGAATTACCAAGACGTGGAGGAAGCGTAATGAATAATCCAATTCCCAAGAACGGCATGTTCTATACGCCGGAAAATTTTAAAGAACTATTTGAGCGGTTAGACAGCTTCTCCAATGGGCAAGAGAAAGCATTGGCCTATCAGATTGCTATGCTGACGTTGAATGCTTGCAGTCTTGCAGTAGATAAGATGATCGAGGAGACAGTATAATGAATTTTGATCGCCAGGTTAGTTTTGTTACCCGCACAGACGGCAAAGGTTATTGGAGCACAGTAGCAAGAAAGTCTATTCGTATTAATCGTGTTGCAATTGCCTCGGTTAGTGATTATGGTGAATATGGCGAACTACGTGCCTACTTTGATGAAAGTGAATGGAATGTTGAAACCGACGGCTTGATCTATTCCAACCAGGCCTGGATGAAGTCGTTCCGTAGTTGTATGGCAACTTTGGGATTTAGTGTTCAAGCACTTGCTGCCATCAGTTATACCGAGCAAGGTATGCAAGGCACTGACTATGTTAGTCTGGATGTGGGTCAAGATTTTTTAACCCAATGCACACCCTTGTACCGTTTTATTTTTACTAAAGAAGCAGTAAATAGTTAATATGATTAAGACTAAAACACTTCCTGTACAGCGTACCCGAGCACATCGTGTTTTGTTTGAGACTGGCAGTCCGTTTAAGTCGCGTACAGTGGAAAATAAAACCCGTTATCAACGTAACACCAAACATAGGGAAAGATCGTATGACGCCTGATTATAGCCCACGTTTTTATAAAAGCGTAAGTCTAAACCGTAAGCGTCATGTTGTTGATGCTATGTTAGAAGACCTACACGAACAGTATTTTACCATGATTGAACGAGCACTGGAACATAGCAATATGCAGCAGGCCCGTGATGTAATCGAGTACGTGCAAGCCCTGTAGTTTCTCCTCGGAAAAGTGAAGTTTTCAAACCCGCTTAGGCGGGTTTTCTTTTATCCGAAATTCCATAATTCCCAAGCTAAATAACAAATATACATTTGAGATTGGCATGGCCGCAAACGGAATATCAACATTAGCAACAAAAGAACTAAAGCAAAAGGCTAAACTTGACTTAGCGGCTTCAGACCGAGCCGCTCGCAGCAAGGCTAGATCAACCTATGATCTAAGTCAGCTACCAACTCAATATAACGATAACAGTATCGTTAACAATCCAAACAGCGGGGGATTAGTTCGAGGACGCCCATGGATTACCACAGTCTCTGCCTTTACATTCTACGAAGCATTTGGAACAACTACAGCAATATCAACCACACAGTATGTAAGTGGTAACAAGATATACGCTGAATCATCAACATATGATGTTCCTAGTTTTCAACCTGCCAGAGTACTTGTTAATGATATCGAAGTACTACTTCAGGGAGATAGCCCACTTCCATATGGCCGTGGTCACAACTTGGTAGTGCTAGACTCCAATGGTAATGTTGTTACCGCAGCCACACAGTATGATACTTACATTAGTCCTGCTAATCTAACCACATTAATTTCAGCATTAAATGCAGTAGCAAGCGGAAACATTGTGGTGTTAGTAACGTATGATGCTTCGGCAGTAAGTGCTGGGCTACGTTCAGCAATTAACACAGGTTACGGATCCACTAATGCTAACACATGGGCGGCAGGTAGAAATAGCCACATTTTTATTGGCGTAAAAATTTAATGTAGTTGGGGCAAATGTTTTTAATCCCAAATTAACCCAAAACAGTTGACAGCATCACAGTAGTCTGCTATATTAGCAAGACTATTCTAAATAAATACACTCTATGATATTCGGTTACTTAATGATGGCAATTGCCATCTCCATTAGTGCTATTGCCGCTTGGTATTCGGTAGAAGGTCTTACTGCCATATTTGCTGCAGCCGTGGTTCCTGTGATTATCATGGGCGGCGCATTAGAAGCTGGCAAGATCACTGCCACAGTTTGGTTACATAATAACTGGGCTAGAATTTCGTGGGCATATAAAACTTATCTTATTCCGGCCATTGTGTTCCTGATGCTGTTAACCAGTATGGGTATCTTTGGCTTCTTAAGCAAAGCACATTCGGATCAAAGTCTAGTCAGTGGTGATGCAATGAGTAAAGTTGCCATCTACGATGAACAGATTAAAACCGAAAAAGACAACATAGACGCAAATAAACGAGCATTGCAACAAATGGATGCACAGGTAGACAGTTTACTTGGTCGTACGGATACCGAACGTGGCGCCGAAAGAGCTGTGCTAGTACGTAAACAGCAGGCCCGAGAACGTGCCAGCCTACAAACAGAAATTGTAACTGCACAAAAGAAAATTGCCCGACTACAAGAAGAACGAGCACCTCTAGCAGCCGAGTTTAGAAAGATTGAAGCCGATGTTGGTCCAGTAAAATACATTGCAGCCTTTGTCTACGGTGACAATCCGGATGCTAATGTATTAGAACGTGCTGTAAGTTGGATCATTATTCTTATTGTCGTAGTTTTTGATCCACTGGCCTTGTGTTTAATTCTGGCGTCCAATAAACAATTAGAATGGGCGAGAGAAGATAAAGCTCGCAAGCATGATGAGGATCAGGAACCAGGACCAATGGAACGGACAGTTTTTGAGCCAAAGGAATCACGACCTCATGATCCTTATCCTCCATTAACTGAAGAACAGTTAGAACAAATACGAGCCATTGCGGCCAATGCTGCTGTGGATCAATTAGAGAAACCTGACCCTGTGGTTGAAGTTATAGAACCCGAAGTGGAACAGTTCTTTGCCAATGCACAAGCTGTAGCACAGAAAATTGATAGTGGTGAGTATCGTACGGAAGATCTCAACATTCCGGTATTGGAAAATGAAGAGACATGGGCACAACGTGTTATTGATGAACACAAAGAACAAGCCGAAGAGCAAGCTGCTGAACAAGCTTCACACGAAGCACTGGTAAAATTATTTCAAGATAATGCACCCAAAGAAGTTGAACAAACAGTTGAAGAAACACCACCGGAGCCTGAAAAGCCCGTAGACGAATTTAATACTCCAATACGCCGTGGTGCTGACTATGCTGTTCGCTATCGTGGTAAAGTGTATAATCTAGATGCATTCAATGCATTGCACCCAAGCCTTGCAATTCAAGCTGATAATGAAACGCTAGAAAATGCCAGCCAATGCGGGTTTGGTGACACCTTCCCAAATACTCCACTGAAAGGTGATATGTTTATTCGTACAGACTATCTACCTGAGCGTTTGTTTAAGTGGAACGGCGCAAAGTGGATCGAAGTAGATAAAAACACAACTGATAGTTATACATATAATCAAGCATACATACAGCATCTGATATCTAAATTAGAAGCTGGCGAATACGAAATTGAAGATCTAAGCGATGCTGAGCAAGCTCAAGTCGAACAACAAATCGAAGATATTTTAAAAAATAAAAATGCATAGTAATTTAATTACACCACCTGATTTTGTTAAAGATTCTTTACACACAGTGACCTTGATAAATCTTACAGAAAACGAAATCGAGCTTGTAGCCAGAATGTGTGCTGCCAGCGACGAAATGTTTAACATTTATGTGTATCGAACAGAAATGCAAGATCTAACATGGTTAGATCGTGCTGTGGAAATCAGTGATGCTGTAATACTCAATTGTGCTGTGGATTTTGAGTACAATTTTAAAGTGAGTAATATGGAAAAAACTCATACATTAGATTTTCCCACGCACACTCAAAATTTAAATCACGTACTAGATTATTTTGAGAATAGAATCACAAAGAAATAAATATTTGACTATGGCCTACGAAAAACCAAACAAAGTTATTGGAAATTTAGTTATTGTAACCCAAGACAATGTGGAAAAAGCCCTACGCAAATTCAAAAAGAAAGTGGCCGAATCCGGACTACTACAAGATCTTCGTGAGCGCGAAACTTACGAAAAACCTACTACCCGCAGAAAAAAAGCCAAAGCCGCTGCACGGCGTCGTTGGAAGAAAAAGCTGTCCGATGAACAATTGCCAAAAAAATTGTTCTAAATCAAAAAATTTGCTATAATACAGGTATAAATAATTGTGTAGGATGCTTCGGGTCCTATAAAACTTGCTTATTTTTAAGGAGAAACTATGAGTACAATCATTGGTATCGATCTTGGTACCACCAATAGCTGCGTAGCAGTAATCGAAAACGGAACCCCAAAAGTAATTGAAAATTCAGAAGGCGCACGTACTACACCTAGTATCGTTGCCTATACTGCTGAAGAGATTATTGTGGGAGCCGGTGCAAAACGTCAAGCAGTTACCAATCCAAAAAACACAATCTATGCGTCCAAGCGTTTAATAGGGCGTAAATTTACGGAACAGGCAGTTCAAAAAGATATTGATCTCATGCCTTACAAGATCATCGAAAGCGCGAACGGCGATGCATGGGTGTCAGTCAACGACACGGAACTAGCACCTCCACAAATCAGTGCCGAAGTGCTTCGCAAAATGAAGAAGACCGCAGAAGACTATCTGGGTCATGAAGTAACACAGGCTGTAATTACTGTGCCTGCTTACTTCAATGACAGTCAACGACAGGCAACCAAAGATGCCGGAGCAATTGCTGGACTAGAAGTATTGCGTATTATCAATGAGCCAACTGCAGCAGCATTGGCATACGGAGTCGATAAAAATGAAAAAGCTGATCGCAAGATCGCTGTGTACGATCTGGGTGGTGGTACCTTTGATGTTAGCATTATTGACATTGCTAATGTGGACGGTGATAAGCAATTTGAAGTCCTTTCCACCAATGGTGATACATTCCTAGGCGGTGAAGACTTTGACCAACGCATCATGGATTACTTGATCACTGAGTTTAAGAAAGAGTCAGGCGTTGATCTTGGTCGAGACGTTATGGCACTGCAACGTCTAAAAGAAGCTGCAGAACGTACCAAGATTGAATTGAGTAACAGCACACAAACAGATGTGAACTTGCCTTACATCACAGCAGATGCTACAGGTCCCAAGCACATGAACATCAAGATGACTCGTGCTAAACTGGAAAGCCTAGTTGATGAATTGATTCAGCGCAGTATTGAACCTTGCCGTGTTGCAATGAAGGACGCAGGTGTCGTAGCCACGGACATCGATGAAGTTATCCTTGTTGGTGGTATGACACGTATGCCACGGGTTCAGGAAGAAGTTGAAAAGTTATTTGGACGAGCACCACGTCGTGATGTCAATCCAGATGAAGCAGTAGCGGTTGGTGCAGCAGTACAAGGTGCTGTACTAGGTGGTAGCCGTAAAGACGTTCTATTACTTGATGTGACCCCACTAAGCCTAGGT